ATGAGCGCTAGTCTCGTGGGCTCGGAGATGTGTATAAGAGACAGGTATTATATAAATCCCTTATGAATATTTAAGATTATTATTTAATGCTTTAGAGTGATAAAGTAAAAGGTGGTGAGAACATGAAGGATTTAGAAGTTTATGAGAATGAGATTGATATATACGCAGATGATTATATTAAATCTTTAGCCAACGAGGAAGATATATATAAAGTGTCTACGTTTAAGGGGATGCTTAAGCATATATTTAAACATGTATTTAAAGCTAAGAAAAGTGAGAAAACATTGTATCAATTAAAGACTAACATTGATACTAGCGACATAGATACGATCAATGAGATATGGGATATATATACATCGCTTTGTTATAAATATAATCATAATCCTTCGTTGTTGGGGTTCTCACTGTTAACGGGTATTAATGACGATACATTTCACAGTTGGAAGGTCGGAGAGGTTAGAAATGCAAGTTCTGTACATTCCGATTCTGTGAAAAGATGGTTAAAAGAATGCGAGTTAGCATTGGCAGATCGTACGAGTGAACAAAACTCAGTAGGTTCAATGTTCTTGCTTAAGAGCTGCTACGGGTACAGTGAACAGCAAACAGTTAACATCATTGATCAGACAGGGTTGCCAAAAGAGAGCCGGACAGAGATCGCAAAGAAGTATGCAGAACATCAACAACTACCACAAAAACCAAATCTATAAGCATAATATATATATCATAAAAGCATTATGCACAATAAGACAATAATAATAATATATATAGTTGTGCAGTATCACAATAGATATATGGTGATCTATAACTTAAACCATTATTTAACGTATAGATTGATCGTGTGGTGTAAAGATATATGCAGACTACACAATAAAGCTTGTTTGTTTTGTGCATGTTGTACAAAGTAAAGGGAACGGCAGAAAAGACGGGGTACCCCTCACAGGAGACCGCCCACGCCGCCGGAGTTAGTGCCAAAAATTCCCCAAAAAACAAAAGAGCCTTTTTAGGCATACAAAGAAATTAATATATAACTCATAACACACAGAGAGGATATACAAGAATGATTGAACATCAAAACTATTACAATCCCGGAAAGTATGAAGCAAAAGATGTGATTAGAGACTGGGATTTAAATTTCAACTTAGGCAATGCAGTAAAGTATATATGCAGAGCAGGTAAGAAAGACCCAAACAAACTTGTTGAGGACTTAGAGAAAGCAGCAACGTATATCAACTTTGAACTTGAGTATTTAAAAAATAAGTCAGGAGCAGTGAAACGATGAGATATTTATATAACATGTTTGTAGTTGGTGTTTCAGTGTATGCAGCAGTAACATTTGGAACTGGTTGGTTGTTTTTGTTGATGTTATTAATTTTAGGAGTTGAGTAGATGATCACAAAAGCTATTGTTACACTCTGCAATGTTGTATATGCATTGATCATCAGATGGTTTATGAAAACAGCAAAAACAAATGATAAAGCAACGATCGTAGGTTTTTTATCCATGATTCTCTTATATGCGTTAAACATTATTGTGATATGGTGGTGCTAAATGAAAAAAGTTAAAGTTAATTTCGTTGATGGAAGAGAAGAATATTTTGACACAGATTATACTACAAATTGTTCAAGTAGTATGTTTTGGTACTCAGCGGAAGAAGAAATGTTTTATATAAAAAAATCAGCAATGAACGTAATTTTACTTCCTAGAGAATTTGTAAGATACATATGTATTGCAGATTAAATAATAAACTGTCGAGAAAATCTCGGTAGTTAGGACCGTTAACTCAGCGGGTGAGAGTATCCGGCTCATAACCGGAAGGCCACAGGTTCGAATCCTGTACGGTCCATTGAGTGATGCTAACAGCAAATTTTAATGTATTATAAAATGTTTTTGAAGGTTAATGCACAAGCATCATGTTCTTAGGGACTCATACAGCAAATAAAAAGTACAATGCAACAAAAAAACAAGCCATGACGTATAGCATACTTCACGAGTCCTGATTATGAAAGAGAGGGAAATATGAATTTTGCACAAGCAGTGGAAAGAGAAACAAAGTTCACAAAGACAGAGAATGGAGCAGTTGCTTTGAATACTACAGGCAATGCATGTCTTGATTTGTATTCAACAATTGGAAGTCTTAGAGATGCAGAACTATCAAGAGTTCTGTCCTTGTTTGACGAAGCGTACAAAGAAAATCCGTTACTTGCTACAAAAATCGTATTTTACGCAAGAGATGTAAGAGGTGGATTAGGAGAAAGAAAAGTTTTCCGTGATCTGATTCATCATATGGCTTGCGTATACCCTGAAAGTATTAAAAATAACATTTACTGGATTCCTGAATATGGGCGTTACGATGATTGGTACGCATTGGTCGATACGCCTTTAGAACAGGATGTGTGGACTCATATGAAATCACAGATGGTTGAAGATTTCAAAGACTACAACAATGGAAAACCAATATCATTATTGGCTAAATGGTTAAAGACCGCGGATGCAAGCTCTAAGAAAACAAGGGAGCTTGGAATTAAGACAGCACTTGGTTTTGGTATATCTGTTCGAAATTATAAAAGGATTGTCCGTAATCTTAGAAAATACTTAAAGATCACGGAAACATATATGTCTGCGAACAAATGGAACGAGATATTTTATCCATCAGTTCCTAGTAGATGTATGTTGAACAACCAATATGCTTTTTATCGTCATGATGCAGAAAGATTCCAACAGTACAAGGAAGATGTGTCAAACGGAAGGCAAAAGATCAATTCAAGTACACTGTATCCATATGATTTGATCAATGAAATTGATTCACCATACGAGAGCGATCATGCCATTGCAGAAGCACAGTGGAAGAATCTTCCGAACTATGTAGAGCCGGGACGAAACGTATTAGTTATGGCTGATGTATCAGGTTCTATGAATGGAAGACCTATGCAAACTTCTGTAGGTCTTGCAATATACTTTGCAGAAAGAAACATTGGTCCATATCATAATCTTTTTATGACATTTAGCGGTGACCCTGAATTTGTATCGCTAAAAGGAAACACATTATATGAGAAATATAGCAACGCAATATCTGCGGAATGGGGATTCAATACAGATCTGAAAAAAGCATTTGATAAGATTTTGAAAGTTGCGATTGATAATCATATAGATCAGGAAGAAATGCCAGAAGCACTTGTTGTTATTTCTGATATGGAAATTGATCAGTGCACAAATGATAGTTGGACGTTTTATGATCAGATGGCTGATGAATTTAAAAAACATGGTTATGAGATTCCTAACATTGTGTTCTGGAATGTTCAAAGTAGAAATAATGTTTTTCATGCTGACAGCAACCGAAAAGGTGTTCAGTTATGTTCTGGGCAGTCAGCATCAACATTTCAAAATGTCATTTCCGCAATTGGTCTTACGCCAATAGAAGCAATGGAAATGGTAATAAATTCAGAAAGATACGATAACATTTCGATTACCTCCAAATAAGTTGTGGTATATAGCTCAATTGGATAGAGCGCAACACTACGAATGTTGAGGATGCCAGTTCAAGTCTGGCTATACCATTTGTTCGCAATAGCGAACATAAAGTCCTTACTTTCTTAAAATTATTTTAGTACGTATGTGAAATTCAAGCCAATGTTGCTGTTGACCGTTATAGCCGGGATGGATTTCTTTTTTTCATGAAAAACTTTTTCACCCCAACTGGTGAAAAGAGATGTTCGCCTTTAAGTAGGCAAAGATTTCACTCCTTACAATGTTTTTATTTTGTTTGCGTATCTGAATATGGTCAGTTTAGCCGGCTCAATTCCGGCATACGCATTGTTTTTTTAGAATTGACAGGGGATTATAACATTGAGTATGACAGAAATTATCAAAGAAATGAAAAATTATATGACAGAACCGATTGAGGGAATGTCGTATGCAGAAAAGGATAAAGAAGGCAATGTTTGGATTCATTGCCCGTGGTGTGGAAAGAAGCAATTTCCTGTTAACCATGATACGAAAATTAGTCATTTGCAGTATAAATGCAAATCGTCAAACTGCAAAAAAATGTTTGAAATAAATTATTAATAGTCGCAAGAGCCAAAGAGCCGGACGCTTTCAAGGGAAGGAGTCGGTTCTTTTTTTATGCAAGAAGGAAGTTTTGAGTGGTATCAATCGGTCTTTAAGTCAATATTGGACGGACAGATGGATTTATACGAAAACCAGAATGATACATACCAATTGTTGCTCAACATGAAGCAAGAATTAACATTTAACAATAAAGAGGTCATGGACTATGCAATCAAGATAAGCAAGTATGCCCATGAAATGGCTGCATATATGGCAGCAACGACAGGAATGGCGGAATATGACGATCTATACTGGAAGTTTCTGCTTCTGGAAGGTCAGCATTATCAGGTAGACAGTGGTTTGTTATATCTTGAAAAGAACAGAGTACCTTCTGAGAGGTTCTACGAACCACGTAGATCGGTTTTTATGCAACACGGGATAATTCAATCATTGCAAGATTTAATGGACGATAAATTGGACATATTTGCGTTAAGTGTTCCACCCGGTTGTGGAAAGTCAACACTGGAAGACTTTTTCTTATCTCTTGTTGGTGGCTGGTTTCCAAATTGTTTTAACTTATCTTCTGCCCATAGTAGCATTTTGACACGATCACTGTATGATGGAGTTCTTGAAATTATAAATGATCCAGTAGAATACACATGGCATGAGATTTTTCCGAATGTGCAGATGCAAGGAACAAACGCAAAAGAAACAACAGTAAACCTTGAAAGAAATGGCCGTTTCAAAACGTGGACGTTTCGATCAATTGACGGATCATTAACAGGTGCGACACGTTGTAATAAATTTCTTACCGCGGACGACTTGGTATCAGGAATTGAAGAAGCATTGAATAAAAACCGACTGGAAACACTCTGGACGAAAGTTGCAAACGATTTACGATCAAGACGATTGGACGGTTGCAAAGAGTTCTATATTGCGACACGATGGAGTGTTCATGATCCGATTGGAAAGCTACAGACACTATATGCAGGTGATCCGAGAGCAAGATTTATTGCAGTACCGGCACTAAATGAAAAAGGCGAAAGCAATTTCATGTTTACTGTAAATGGATTCTCTAAAGAGTATTTTGAAGATGCAAGAAAAGCTATGGATGATATTTCGTTTAACTGTTTATACCAACAAAAACCAGTAGAGCGTGAAGGACTATTATTACCGGCGGATGAATTAAGAAGATTTTATCTTGAAAAACATCATGTTCCTGAGGGGGTATCCGGTTATACAGTATTTCCTAAAAAAGACCCAGATGCTATCTGGGGTGTCTGCGATACAAAAGATAAGGGAACCGACTTTGAATCCCTTCCGATTGCATATCAGTTTGGAGAAGATTTTTATATACCGGATGTTGTATTTGACGATGAAACGAATTATGAAATTCTTGATAACAAGACAGCTGCAATTCTTATCAGGCATCAACCACATAAGGTGCGTTTTGAATCAAACCAAGCCGGAGGAAGAATTGCAGATAATATAAGCAAAATGATCAAAGGCAAAGCAAGGACAATTATTGAACCAAAATACACAACAGCAAATAAAGAAACCAAAATTTTGGTCAATTCAGATTGGATAAAGAAGCATTGCTTATTTTTGGAACCATCAGAATACCAAGTAAAGTCTGATTATGGAAGATTCATGGAAAATGTAACTTCTTACACAACAAAGGCGAAGGTTCTGCATGATGATGGTCCTGACTCATTAGCTATGTTAGCAGAATTTGTATCAAAGCCAGAAGCACGACAAAGTTATATCAGACAAAGTCCAGTTTAGAGGTAAAAAATGACAGCGAAAGAATATTTAATGCAATTACAGTTTCTTGATAAAAAAATACATAATAAATTGTCAGAGGTATATCAGTTGAGAGCGTTAGCGACTAGTGCATCCGTAGCAATCGGTTCTGATAAAGTACAAACTTCAAAACAAAAAGATCGTATGGGAGATGCAATAGCCAATATTGTAGATAAAGAAAGAGAAGCTAATAGAGAAATCAAAAGATTTCTGATCAAGAAAAAAGAAATTATATCAGTGATCGAAACAACAGAAAATCCAAATCATTATGATCTTCTTTTTAAGAGATATGTTGAGTACAAAACATTAAGAATGATACAAAATGAAATGGGTTATTCCTTGCAGCATGTAAAAAGAATGCATAAAGAAGCATTAGATGAAATTAAGAAAATCAAAGGATTTGAAGAATAAGACTCTATGATACACAATAAGACCTTTTAGTTTAGTATACTATATAATAGATTTTAAGTAAGCATTTGTGGATGTATTTCCGCAGATGCTTTTTTATTGCGAAGAAAGAGGTGAAACGACAATGGGTTTAGAAGCAAGACTGCTTGGAAGAACAAAAATCTATACAGATGAGACAATCATTGATGAAGATAACATATTATCAGTCTTGCGAAAAGCTTATGCAAAACACTTATTTAATCGCAGACAGATGCAGTTTCTGATTGACTATGAAGGCGGACAGCAGCCATTAAAACGACAAAAAATAGTAAGACCAGACATTGACATAAAGGTTAATGGAAGTGTTGCAAACTACGTCAAAGAATTTAAGATTGGATACAATTGGAGCAGCCCTATCATGTTGGTTCAACGTGGCGACAAGGAAATGCATGACTCTGATTCAAAAACGGATGATGCAGGAATCACTTCATTAAATGAGATTCTAACAAATGGAGAAAACATCGGTTATAAAGATCAGTGTATGGCAGAGTTTATTGAAATCTGCGGTATCGGTCATAGAATGATTGATATTAAGACAGACTTTGACGATATGGAAGATGGTGAACCTGAATCTCTGGTAGATGTGTATACGCTTGACTCCAGATATGCTTTTTGCGTATATAACAACGGGACAGGTCAGAAAAAAGTTTTAGGTGTTACATACAGGAAAGTTTCAGGGAAGCTGTATTTTACATGTTTTACTAAAGAATGCCGCTATGAGATTCAATCAGGTGAGATCGTTTCAGTAGAAAAGAATCCACTGAAAGATATTCCGATTATTGAGTATGAAAGAAGTTTTGACAGAACAGGATGCTTTGAAAGAAAGATTCCAGAAATTGATGCACTCAATATTTTAATGTCAGACTTTACGAATGATGTGTCACAGAGAACACAGGAAATATGGTGGGGGAACGACATTAAGTTCCCAGTAGATGAAGAAGGAAATGAGATTCAACCTAAAAGCGGTCAGTGGTTAGTGACATATTCAAATGAAAATGGAAAGCCAAGTGTTCAACCACTTTCAAGCACATTTGATTCTGGCAGTACATTATCTGCTATTTCTGATTACCGCAGTAGAATCTTTCAGGATTGTAAAGTCCCTATTCAGTACGAAAGTTCTGGCAGCGGATCAACGGGGACAGCAACCGACATGAGTTCTGGATGGAGTGCAGCAGAATTGGATGCCATGAGAGAACAGCAAATGACTGAGAAGGGCAAGAGAGAAGAAATTAAATTGATCCTAAGAGCGATTCAGTTAGTTCCTTCAAAAATTCTTCCTGAAGACAGCCCGATCAGAAAAATACACAGTTCTGATATAGACTTTCATTTTAACAGAAGAAAGAATTATGACATGTCCGTTAAGGCAAACACTTTTGCTACATATGTGAGTCATGGAATCCACGGAAGACACGCATTAAAGGTAGTTGACGCGTTTGGTGATGTGGAACAAGTTTGGAACGATAGTCAGGAAATGATTGAAAAATATCAGGAATCTTTGTGGAAAACATCTGATAGTAGCAGCACTTCAACCATAGGAGATACTGGTAGCAATACATCAGAAAAGATTCAAGGCGATACATCTGATCAGACAGGAAACTCACCGATATTAGATGGATTGAATACAGACTCAAATAAGATTCAGGCATAACAGGAGAGAGAAATGTACTCAGCATTAAGTTTTGATGAATTGAATCAAATGGATATGAATACAAGGTCTATTCCGTATGAAAAGTATTTTGGAGAGATGGAACTTCCGAAAGAAGAAAAAGAGACAAGAATCAAACTGGCCGAGAATATGGAAGATGAATTTCTCTATGTCATGAGTCTTATGTTTACGTTGCAGAAATACCCAACGTCAAATTGGGAAACTGCAAGACAAGAGTTTTTTGACAGATATAAGAAATCTTTGAATGGGTATGTTACACCAAATGAAAATTTTTTGGCATACATGACAGCGTTATCATATGAAGTTATAGATGCTACGAAAAGGAATATTGATGATCCTTATTACTTTTCACAGGATAGAGCAAAATTTATTTCTGAGAATGAAAGCAATGTATCAAGAAGTTTTCAATACGACTTAGAAGCAATAGCACAAGGAAAAACAAAAAAACAGTGGGTTGCAATTATGGACAAGAAAACAAGGCCCACACATAGGTCCGCTGATGGAGAGATTATAGGAATAATAGAACCATTCATTGTGGGTGGTTCTTTATTAATGTACCCAAGGGATGTGTCTTTGGGCGCAAGCTCATCTGAAATTGTAGGATGCAGATGCAGTGTTAAATACATATAGTCACAGAGAAGTGACGTTAATAAAACACGGTTGCTTAGAGAAAAGCAGAAAATAAAACACAAATTTGATTGAGAGAGAACTCATAAAAACACAGGAAGGAATTTTATATGTTTTTTTATTATTTAAAAGGTAAACGTACTGGCAGCAGAGTTAGATTTGCAGATGCACCAGATGGTGGAGAAGGAGCGCAGGTCGGAAATCTTTCAGGCAATAATGGCGGTGGTTCTGGATCAACAGAAGATGAACCTAGCACAGATGAATTACTTGCTAAAATCGCACGATTAGAAGCTGAGGGATCAAAAAATAAAGCTGCATTAGATAAAGCCTTAAAGGAAAAAGGCGAGATCACAAAACAGTACAGATCAACATTAACAGCGCAGGAACAGGCAGCGTTAGAAAAGAAAGAGGCTGACGAAGCTAAAGATGCAAGAATCGCTGAGTTAGAAACGAAAATGCTGATTGGAGAATATACAGAAAGATGTATGGACCCTGAAATTGGCATGAGTAAAGATGCAGCGAAAAAATTTGCAGAGTCACTTGCCGGAAATGATATTGAATCAGCTTTTAAATGTCTTGCAGAACATATAAAAGTCACTAAATCCGATATGGAGCAGGAATTTTACAAAAACAGAAAAAATATTAACGCCGGAAATGGAAATGCAAAAGAATCACTTGCAGTTGAAAAAGCAAAGGAATTTGCGAAGAACAAAAAAGCCGGAGTTAATGCAGATATATTAAAACATTACATGTAAGAAAGGAGACGTATCATGGCAAGAGGAGATATGAAAGTAGATGTTCTTTCAGTTTCTAATGAAGTTGAAATTTTAAACAGAAAAGAATTTGAAGCAATTCCAAATACAGTAGACTTTGATGGCGTAGAAACCAAAGACGATTTAGGTAGAAAAGTTGTAAAAGCCGGTACTCCAATCGGAAAAGATGGAGCACCAATTAAAGCTACACCTTGGACTGGCGCTGTTGGAATTTTACTTCATGATGCTTATGAAACAAGACCGCAGCAGGCAGTTTTAAAGAAAGCATATGTAAATACGACAAGAGCACAGAAAAGTTCTGGATTAACATATGATCTTGCATTAGTTACAGAGTTAGAAAAGTCTGGATGCAGAATCGTATTAGAAGAACCAGAAGTCTTAGCATAAGACAAATACCGGTTATTAGAAAAGATAGATAATCGCTAACCCTCAATAGTTACAGGGTAGAAAGGAGAACAATATGTTATTAACAGACGTTTTTTCAGCGGAAGCAGTAGCATCCGTTAGAACTTCTGATGTAAGTAATTCCATGGCATATGCCGGACTTGCTTTTTTCCCAAATAAAAAGAAAACTGGAATTGACCTGAAATGGATCAAAACACATAAAGGTCTTGGAGTTGCATTAAAACCATCTGCATTTGATGGTATGGCAACAATCCGTGCAAGAAAAGGATTCAAAGTGACAAATGAAGAAATGCCACTTTTCCGTGAATCTATGGTTGTAAAAGAACAGGATTTAGCAGAGATCACAAGAGCTCAGGAATCCAATGATCCATACCTTAATGAAGTTTTATCTCATATCTATGATGATACAAACGAGTTAATTGATGGTGCTGATATTGCAGCCGAACGCATGAGAATGCAGTTACTTGCACCAGTAGGCGGAGATATGAAAATTGTAATCGGTACAGCTGATAATGTAGCTTACAATTACAGTTATGATCCGAACGGCGATTGGAAAGCAAAACATTATGCATCTTTAGAAGGGACAAGCACATGGGATAAAGCGGATACATCCAAACCATTAAACGATATTCAGAAGGGTATTGATTACCTGACAGGTATCGGTGTCTCACCTATGTATGCAATGATGACTTCAAAAACATTTAACTATCTGATTGAAAACTCTCAGATCAAAAATGCCATTATTACAATTTCTGGAAGAACAATTGATTTTGTATCTAAACAAGTTGTAAAAGAAGTGTTCCAGTCTCAGACAGGACTTATCCCAATTTTATACGATAAGAAGTTCGAGGACTATGACGGTAAAGATAAGAGCTTCTATCCTGATGATTATGTAACAATCATCGGTGAAGGACAGCTTGGTAATACATGGTATGGAGTGACACCAGAGGAAAGAACATTACTTGGTGATCCTAGTGTAGATGTAAGTGTCCTTGATGATACAGGAGTTGCAATTGCTGTTAAATCTGAATACGGACCACCAGTATCTTATTCAACTACTGCTTCTCAAATTGTTCTCCCATCTTTTGAAGGCATGGACAGCATTTATGTTATGAAAGTAAAATAGGAGGAGTTGTATGATTTACGATCATGTAGTAAATAAAAATGGTGTGTATTATGCAGCTGGTGATGAGGTTCCGGAGGATAATGTTTCCACGGAACCTTCTGTAGAAGAACAGGAAGTTCCTGTAAAAAGTGAAGAATCTACAGAAGAACCAGAAGAACCAGAAAAACCAAAAAGAGGAAGATCGCCGAAGAAATAAAATGAGGTAAAAGAAATGACAGAGGAAATATTGAATGAATTAATTGAATATGCCGGAGATGATTATGAAGCAAATCAACAGTCATTTCTAAACTCATTGATTGAAGATGCAATAGAAGAAGTGTGCTGTGCAATGTATCCCGGTGGATATGCTTCTGATAAAGAGTTTGAAAAACAGAAACAATCAGCTGTGAAACGATACAAAGGAAAAATAAAAAGGATAGCACAGTATCATTATGATAAACAAGGAAAAGAAGGCGTAGTCAGTTATTCAGAAAGCAGTACATCAGCTTCTTATGAAAATTCTGGAACACCTTCTAGTTATTTGAGAGGTATTATACCTGAATCAAAAATTATCTAAGACGGTGCGTGATGTTTGAAAAGACCTCCTATTATACATCGCAGGGAGTGCTTAAGAAGGTGGTGGGGGAAAGCACATTTTATGGAGGTTATATTAAATTGGAAATAAACAGGACTTTTCTATTTTGCGAAGCCCTGTTTTTTATGCCAGAAGGGAGTCTTCATTGGATAGCGAACACTTTGTTGAAACAAATACATTCGATGAGTTCAAAAGAAGAATTGAAGATGAAGATCATCGACAAAACAGACGAATAGAAGAGCTAGAAAAATTGGCAGAAGAAATACACACGCTTGCTAAAACATCGGCAGTTATGTGTGAAAAATTAATAAACATGAATGATAAGCTTGATACAGTAAACAAAGATGTTGAATCACTGAAATCAAAAGATGGTGAAACGTGGCGAAGAGTTGTATGGACAGTTATTGCTGCAATCTTAGGTATCGTTGTTGGATTCATATTTAAAGAAATAGGAATGTAGGTGATTGTAATATGCGATCAAGGCAAAGAGACAAGCAAAATATATGGTTTTCGAAAATTTCAGAAAATCATGATGATATAGATACTGTCATTACTTATGAAAAGCCGATCATGAAAAAAATGACCGTATCATCTACAAGTGGTACTGCGGAAGAAATATCAGCGGGTATTGTTCCGAACTATGATCGCTATATTACAAGTTATGATAGATCGTTTTGCGATTATGCAGAAGAAGGTGTCGTATGTTGGGTAGATTCAGAACCAGAAATTAATCAAGATGGGTCATTGAGAATGGAAGATGATGAAATAACGCCAGTGACAATGCCGGATTATAAGATTTTGAAAATAATTGATACAAAAAAAGGAAATATCGCAAGGTATGGAATTAGCAAAATCAAAGGAGTGTATCAATGAGAATCAATATTGAGCTGAGTCAAAAAAGTATTCAATCAGCGATAAAGCAAATTGAAAATTGCAGAGATAAGCTTATTAGAAAAAACAGAGAATTTGTAAAGCGACTCGGAGAAGTTGGTATTCCTGTTATAGATTCTAATATAGCTGTTGCGGCGGGCGATTCAGACAAAACACATGATGCTTATATCAAAATCAATTCTTTTGGAGATTATGCACAAGCAACTTTGATCGTAAGTGGTAAGGATTTACTATTTATAGAGTTTGGTGCCGGTGTGCATTACAACGGAGCTGTTGGTAGCAGCCCTCATCCGTTGGGAGCATCAAAAGGATACACGATCGGTTCTTATGGAAAAGGCAATGGAAGTAAAGATGCTTGGTATTATTACGCTGATACAGGAGAAATTGTAAAGTCGCAAGGTACACAAGCAACAATGCCAGTGTATAAAGCCGGCGTAGAAATGCGACAGCAGATGTTAAAGATAGCAAAGGAAGTATTTTCTTCTTAGAAAGGAAAGATTCATATGCCTGATACAGTAAAAAATCCAGTGTCCGATGTATATAAGCGTTGGAGTGCAGAAGTTAAAAAGGTTGTGGGTGATGGAAATTATTCATTCGAAAGAAGTCAAACTCTTGCAGCTAACAAAAAGATGTATGCACAAATGTTTCTTATGGGAAATCCGGGGACACGTTGGGATATAGAAGGTGACGAAGTAGCTACAATTCCAAGTTTTCAAATTGATTGTTTCGCAACAGGAACAAAAAGTGTTGAAAAGGTATATCAGATTGATGATGCAAGTCACAGAGCAATGGTGTCTATGGGATTTCAACGAACATATGGACCAGAACAGCAAGATAACACAGACAATAGTATAAAGCGTGTTGTAAGTCGTTATAGCAGAATCTACACAGGTAATTTGTTGGAGTAAACATGAATCTTATCTATTCAAAGAATGAATTTAACATATATAAATCAAATGATGATGGGTACATAGTGCATAACACAAAAAAGAAATTTGCTGACGGTCATTCACACATCAGAACTTTTAATCAATCAAGATATATCGTTGAAATGGTTACACATAAAAGAGTACCTAACCATTTATCAATATATTTGCTCACAAGCCTGATAAGAATTTCTAATGATGAGATTTATCAGGAAAAGATACAGGGATTAATTGATTCAAAGAAGAATAGAGGTCAGCGATTTTATACGAACAATATGAAAAACAAATATAAGTTTCAGAGAAATAGTTAATAACAGATATTTCTGTTTAGATATTAAACCGGTCATGAAAAATCATGATCGCTAACCCTCAATAGTTACAGGGTAGAAAGGAGTTTGATTATGAGTGGTGTAGCCGGAATAAGTACAGTCGGCGTAAAAGTTGGATATGCAGTAGAAACTACAGCAGGAACAAAACCAACGAAATTTAAACAGCTTCATCGTATCAATGCCACGGATGATATTGGAATTGATACAGAGACAATCGATGCATCAGCATTAGAAGATGAAGTTGATAAAGAGATTGCAGGTAGAGGATCAACAGGTGGAACGTTTAATGTTACTGTCAACTTAACGAACGAGACAATTAAAGAATGGGAAACTTTAATTAGTGAATACAAAACAGGAAAAGCAGCAGGAAAAGCCGTATGGTATGAGGAATATTACCCGGCACTTGATAAGGCATATTTCACAAAGATTGAGCCACCAGCACAGATACCTAAGCCGGGGCTTGATCAGAATGGATTAGCAACCGTTGAAATGACATTGACAATCAACGAGTATGTCGGTCTTGATACCGCAGTAGAACCAGACAATACAGAAGTGTAATTTGAATGAATAGGAGGCAAACATGTATAAAGTATTAAAAATTGGCGGAAAAGATTATAAGCTTGAATACACAGTTGAAGCATCATTATATGACGATTGTGTATCAAGCGTAACTTCATTGATGGTAGGAATCAGTGAATCAGAAGATAAAAATGATATTAAGAAGCTCGTAAAAGAAATTTCCAATATTCCAAAGACAACATTAATAATCTTTTATGCAGGGCTTCTTGAAGCACATGGACCAGAGGGAGATGGAACAGTTTCTGATCTTAAAGATGCAAAATCTCTTATTAGAACATATCTTGAAGAACATAAAGATGATGAAGATGGAAATTTCTATGGGATCATGACTCTTTGTATTGAAAAGATGGGCGAAGATAATTTTTTCGATCTAATCGGTCTGAACAAGATGTTAGGGATCGAACCAGAACAGAAGAAAGAACCAAAGAAACCTCAGGATCACAAAAAGAAAACAGCGAAAGCAGAAGTTACAGAGAAATAATACTTGATACATTGTTTCCTCAGGCTGTAAAAGCCGGAATGACAAAAGATGAATTTTTTCACTCCACTCCAAAAGAAATCAGTGTATACATAAATGCATACAAAGAACAGAAAGAATATGAATTGAAAAGTACAAATTATCAATCATGGTTAACAGGTTCTTATGTGTTGCAAGCGATTAATTGTGCTTTTTCTAAAAATGGGAATTATCCAGAAAACCCATTGCTAAAAGAAGAAAAAAGTATTGAATCAATTGAAAAGAGAAGTGGAAGAAGTAAAGAAGAAATGCAACAAGAATTAAGACTTATGGAACTCAGAGTTATGCAAGCAAATGCAAATATAGAAAAGATAGGGGCAGACGAATGATTCTGCCCTTTATTTTTTTATACCGGCTGACCGTATGAGATCAGCCGCTGACCTTATTAGTTGGAGGTGAATCAAAATGCCAGATAGTACAATAGAAACACTCGATATACAAGTGAAAAGTTCGACTGCCAGAGCTGTTACAGCACTTGATAATTTGGCAAACAAATTATATGACGTGAGCAAAGCATTTAAGTCCGTAGATACTGGAAGTATGAGAAACTATTCTCGTGAGATAGGCAGGGTTTCTTCGTCTTTAAAATCAATGAGTGGTATCAAAATCAATGTACCTAAATTATCTGGTCTTAGTAAACAGTTACAGTCATTAACAAATGTTAATTTTACCGCCTTAAATGCAAGTTCAAAACCATTAAAAGAATTGGCTTCTGGACTGAATGCTTTAAAAGGCGTTTCAGGTGTTACGATACCAAAGCTAGATTATAAAAATATCAATTCAGTTTCCAAAGCAATTGAAAAGATAGGAAAATTAGATACTGGAAATATTCAAAATTCTGTGAATGGAATATCAAAAGTATCTCATGCAATGTCAGTTTTAAATAACGTTGATTTTAGCGACAGCAAAATATCTTCTGTCATTAACTCTATCAGAAAATTAATGGCAGTTGATACAAAAGGTTTTGATACGCAAATTTTTGACAGTATTTATAAGTCTGTGTCTAAACTTGGAAATCTTCCGGATGTTTCATCAAGTATCAATAGACTTGTTGCATCATTAGCTAGATTAATCAGTTCTGGAAATAATACTGGTGTAGTTGCAAGCAAACTTCCGGCGGTAGGAAATGCAATAAAGCAAACTGCAAATAAATTAGCATCGGTTAAAGGTGTTGAAGAATCAATAAATCAATTCATATCAGCGTTAGCGAGTCTATCTTCTGCCGGCAAAAAAGTAGAATTAAGTGCTAACGGACTACAAATAATGGCAAAAGAACTTTTGTCATTTTTCAATACCATGTCTAAAGCACCGGCTGTTAGTAAGAATACAGTAGAAATGACAAAGGCGTTGGCACAATTAGCAGCATCAGGCGGTAGAGTTAGTAGTGCTGTCAATACAATGAATACTTCTTTCGGAAAATTAAGGAACGGATTTTCTGAATTAGCAAGCTTAGCATCCAGAGCAGGGTCTACTGTAAGTAGTGGTATTGGTAAAATGGTAAATGCTATTCGAAATATTGGGTCAGCAAGTGGAAGTATTTCAACCGTAAATTTCAGCTTAAAAAATCTTATTCAAACAGCTATTGGATTTAAGGCGGTGCAAGCATTTGGACAATTTACAAAGGATGCAATAACGTTAGGATCGGATATAACAGAAGCAGAAAACGTAATTGATGTTTCTTTTGGTAAATTAAAATACAAAGCATATGATTTTGCTTCAACAGCTTCAAAGCAGTTTGGAGTATCTGAGTTGGCAGCTAAAAGATACACAGGAACCATAATGGCGATGTTGAAATCATCTGGTGTTGCCCAAAATGCAGCATCCGACATGTCAGTAGCATTAGCCGGATTAGCGGGTGATATTGCATCTTTTTATAATATAGATACTGATACAGCATTTTATAAAATCAGGGCAGGTATTTCTGGTGAGATTGAACCATTAAAGCAATTAGGTATTAACATGTCTGTTGCAAATATGAGTGCTTATGCTTTGGCAAACGGAATTACAAAGTCGTGGACTTCTATGACTCAGGCAGAACAGGCTACATTGAGATATAACTATTTAATGTCTGTAACAAAAGATGCGCAGGGCGATTTTGCTCGTACTGCCGGTACTTGGGCAAACCAAGTACGTTTATTAAAATTAAACATTCAATCATTATCAGCTGTTATGGGTCAAGGAATTATTGCAGCTGTACTTCCGGCAATTAAAGCATTAAACGCTTTAATGAGCAGGCTTATGCAAGCAGCTAATATGTTCAGAAACTTTATGTATGTTCTGATGGGAAAAAAGATAAAAGGAGCAACAAAAGGTGTTGTAAATGATCTTGGTGGAGTTGGCGATTCTGCTACTGATCTTTCAGGACTTGGAAGTGCCGGAAACGATGCATCTAAAGGGATGAACAAAGCATCTAAGGCGGCGAAAGAATTAAAGAAGACCTTATCTGTTCTGCCGTTTGATGAATTGAATCAGTTGAATGACAATAAGCAATCAAGCGATACGGGATCTGGAGGAGGTGCAGGTGGTTCTGGAAGTGGCGGTGGAGTCGGCGGTGGAATTGGCGGACTCGGCGATTTGAGCGGTCTTGAAGATGAAGATTATGAAACACCAATTAGCCATTGGGCTTCAAGAATCAGAAAAGCATTCCTTGATAATAATTGGTATGGTGTTGGCCGTGAGATCGCAAATATGTTAAATGCCGGTCTGCAATTAGCCTATGATGCACTTGATTGGAAGAATGTTGGTCCTAAAATCACATCATTTACAACAAAATTTACTCAAGCAATCAATGGATTTCTTGATAATTTTGATTTTAAATTATTGGGTAAAGTAGTTGGTGCAGGGATTACGGATGTAGTGAGAGCATTTAATCAAATTGCATCTCCTGATGGTGGTATTAACTTTAAAACACTTGGTACTGGTATTGCAGAAAGTCTAAAGGGTATGATTCAAGAAATACCTTGGACAGAGTTAGGTAATGCACTTGGAAACTATTTTATGATCTCATGGAGAATCTTAAACGGATTCTTGAATCAGTTAGCAGCAACAGATAATACAGGCTTAACAGGATTTCAGCAAATCGGCGTTGCTCTTGGAAAAGCTGTAAATGGTATGTTCCAATCCATCGACTTCGCAACTATCGCAGATACATTTGCAGTAGGAATCAATGGAGTTTTTTCTATACTTGGAAAAATCAATGAAACTGTACATTGGTCTGATGTTGCAGCAAATATTTCTCACGGGATTAATACTTTTATCACCGGAGTTAACTGGAAAGAAAATGGACAAATATTAAGCACTTTTGTAAAAAATCTTCTTGGAGTATTTTCACAGGTAGCGCAAAACACAGACTGGGCAGGACTTGGAAGAGGCATTGGAACATTCCTAAGTAGTATTGATTGGAGCGGAATATTCGGAGAAGTATTTACAACAATCAAAACAATATTAGGTGGACTTATCTCAGGATTAGGAACCACAATCGAAGGAAAGTTTATTATAGCTTTTGGTGCTATTAAACTTGCTACAGCAGTGGATAAAATTGTAAGCCCTATACTTTCGGCGTTTGGTTTGATACCTAAAGAAGTAGACGGATCATCTTCCTTATTAATCATAGCATTAAAGAAAATGGCAGGAGCTTTTTCAAAATCTACATTAGGTACGGCGATTGGAACGTATGTTTTGGATGCGATTAGCCTTTTAAAAGGTATTCCGGGGAAGATTACAACAGATGTTGCACCGAAGATCGCGGAAGTTATTTCAACAAAATTATTTCCAAAAGCGGTTTCATTTGCAGGCGGAATTGCATCATGGGTAACAGGCACGTTTGCACCAGCTGTATCATCTGCATTTAGCAGTGTTCTTGGCGTATTGTTCTCACCAATCGGATTAGCTATAGTTGGAGTAATTGTCGGTGGATTTTTAATATATAAAAACTGGGGCGCAATATCTACATTTGTTGGAAATGTAAAAAATAATATTGTAAATGGATTCAATAATGCTGGGCAATGGTTACAAGAAAAAGGTAAAAATCTTATTGAAGGTCTGCAAAGTGGATGGGAAACTGCAAAAGCTGGCTTCGGAACAATTGTTAGTACAATTGGTGGATTTATTAAAGAAAAAGTTGGAAATGCCGGTGAATGGTTGAAAGAAAAAGGACAGAATGCAGTCGAAGGTATCCGTAGCGGATGGGAGTCTGTAAAAGAAAGCAAAGTCGGACAGGCAGCCGCAGGTATCGGAAATTACATCAAAGGTAAAGTCACTGGTGCTGAGAATTGGTTGGTTGAAAAAGGTAAGCAAGCTGTTAATGGAATGAAAAACGGTTGGGAGAACGTGAAGAACGGAAACTTCCAATCAACCGTAAAAGGATTAAAGAGTTTTACGGTAAATACATTAGCAAACACATCTCCGGCAGCATGGTTGGTTGCCAAAGGAGCAGAAGCTATGAAAGGTATGCTTTCTGGATTAAAAGGTGATAAATGGACAGATGCTAGGAACTGGTTGAAAAAGTTACCAAACAATGTGAAAGATGCCGTTGGAGATATGTATAAAGTTGGGCAAAATATCATTAAGCAGTTTATTAATGGTTTTAAATCTTTACGTATTCCAACACCTCATATTTCTTGGGGAACAAAAGACTTTAACTTTGGTGGAATGAGCTTAAGCATACCAACTAAATTTAAAGTAGATTGGTATAAAAAAGGTGGATTATTTGATTCTGCATCCGTAATCGGTGTCGGTGAAGCCGGATCAGAAGCTGTATTACCACTTGAAAATCCAAAAACTATGAAGATGATCGCAGATAGTATCGTTGGTAATTCCGGTGGTATGGTTGATGAAAGTATCATTGCTGATGCTGTAGAACGTGGGGTTGTTGTTGCTATGATGAACAATAGCGGAAATCAACCAGATATAAACTTATACGCAACATTATATACAGAAGATAATGAAGTTCTTGCAAGGTCCGTTGCAAAAGGACAAGCAAGAAATAATTACAGATTAAAACCATCAAATGCATATTGATTTATGTAAAACTTTATGCTATGATGAATTTAAATTAAGAGACATACACAGGATGCAAAGGTCATGAAGACCACACAATCCTGTGTATGTCTTTTTTTATTTTAATAATTACAGCAAACTAGCCATTGTGTGCCGGCGAAAAGAACGTCTTTCCTCGTGTACGTTCCGTTTGCTGTTTTTATATTTTAACATGAGGGTGCACACGTTAATGTTCAAATAACCACGAGGTGATAATATGAGTAAGAAATTAGATTTATTTTTCAAAAGTAACGTATTAGTAATCAATCCTGATCTTGCAAAAATGATTGGCTTAAATGAAGCAATCGTTCTGAATCAAATCTATTATTGGATTTCCGTAAATAAAAAACAGAATAGAAATTTCCACGATGGTAAATATTGGTGCTATAACTCTATCAGAGAGTGGCAGGAAGAAAATTTTCCGTTTTGGTCACATAAGACCGTTGAGCGTATTTTTTATAGTTTACGCAACAAGGGTCTTGTTTTAGTGGGAAATTATAACAATCGTCGTAATGGTGCCACATCTACAAAGTGGTATACAGTAAATGATGAGGTTTTAGAAGAAATCATTGATCAGATTTTAGACGAACCAGAATCAGACCATACAGTCAGACAAGATGATTTCGAAAGCGACAACTTGACAGAAGCATTACCAGAGACTAACACAGATATTAACAATGCTTTATCTACCGATAAAGATTATGCTTTTTTATCAACAGAAGATAAAGATAATAATGATGTGTGTAGAGATAAAAAAGACTTCATGCCTATTTCTGGGAGAAATAAGGTCAAAATCATAAAGAGAAAGGGAAATAAAACTACTCTTAGTCAGACAATTGAAGATAAAATCCATTTAGGTTTTAGAGTCAATCAAGAGTTTGACGATGATCTGTATAACAATCCAAAAGATGAATGTGTAATCGGAGATATTGTTAAATACTTTTTCAAGAAATATCAGTTGGAGAAAGGAACAGACCATCCAATGATCTCTGACGAAAAATGCGTAGAGTTGGTTGAGAAGTTTTATTTTGTTCCTGAGAATATGCAAGACACAGAACTGGATTTTGATTTATACAAACTTATGATTGATAAATACTTTGCAACAGAATATGGCAAAAATAGCGGATTCACAATTAATTACCAGATCATGCACTTTATGAATTATAAAATCCGTGAAAATCTATTCTACAAAGTTCAGGATGAATACTATGACAATGTTAAGAGTGATTATCCTGTTGAGATATAGAATCATCAAAGAAAAGGAGAAGAAAAGATGAAAAATACAACATGGAAAATACCATTGATTATTTTAGCTGCGATTATAGCAATTGCGTTATCTTGTGTATTTATGGTTCAGGGATCACAGAATCATGCAATTTCACTAGAAGAACAGGTGGGAGAATCAAAGGCAGCAATCAATGCGCAGGAAAAGAGAAGACAGGATTTAGTGTATAATCTGGCAGACAGTGTGAAAGCGTATGATAAACACGAAGCAGATACACTAAAAGATATTGTCAAAGAACGTAGTTCAAATACTGGAAAAATTGAAAGCACTGGTACAGCGATTGCAGCGGTAAAAGAAGCTTATCCAGAATTAAAGTCGGACAAGAACTATCAGCGACTTATGAAAGAGTTGGCGGTAACGGAGAATAAAATTTCAGACGTAAGAGACAATTACAATCAGCAGATTAAAGAATACAACAGATACGTCAAGAAATTTCCGACAAGAGTATTCTTGAATTTCTTGGGATATCATCAGAAAAAGTATAAATATTTGGAATTTGAGGATGCAACAGAGACAGCACCGCAGAATTTATTTAGTGAGTAGCCTATGAGAAAATTCAAAGGATTTCAGTTTGATACTTTTGAAATAACTCCACGAGAGATTATAGCAAGCGTTGTTATTGTTGGATTAATGTTTCTGATTGGTTTTACTATCAGTGGGAAAATTGATAATTACATCATGGATCAGAACGAAGAATATAATCGTGCTGCAAAGATTGAAAGTAATGATATGTTTCGGTATGGGATAGAAACTGATTTAGGAAATGCTTTCGTGTATGGGAAAATAAAACCTGTAGATACAGTCACGTATCAAATGATCGGCGGTAAATATTATTCAATCAAAAAAGTTAGAGAGGAATATCGCAGACATACAAGAACAGTTAAGCGTGGGAAAACGTATGTAACAGAAGTTTATTATACATGGGATCAAATACGATCTAACAGTAAAACTTGCAAGGAAATAATTTTTGCAGGACAGAAATTTGATGTAGATAAAATTGATTTTATATCTAGGGCATATATTGATACAATAAAAATTTCACATGATGTTAGATACAAGTATTATGGAATGGAAGCAAATCCGATTAAAGGGACAATTTATACAAAATTAAAAAATAACACGATAACAAAAAGTGGATTTAACGAACATAATCTGAAAGATACAGTAGAATTGTATAAATCAGAAGGTGGAGTTTGTAAAATTCTGTTTTGGGTATTCTGGATCACTGGGACAGGGTTAGCGGTGTTCGGATTTTATTATTTGGATAATCACTGGTTAGAGTAGGAGGATATGATATGATCAAAAAAAATAGAAAAAATAAATTAGCTGTATCAATTATTGCAGTAATCTTAGGAATGATCGTAGTTTTTGCCGTCAATTTTGGAATTGTCAATTTTGTTTTGTGGTTACTACAGTTTATTGTTGCAAAGCCTTTGGTTGTGACATTAAAAGGAAAAGCAGCAGCTACTGTATTGTTAACACTTGTTGTACATATTTTTAGCCGCAAATAAGACCACATGATACACAATAAGACCAAAGAGTATTGTATAATATAAAATTATAAAACGTCTATCGAGAACGATAGGCGTTTTTGCAGTTTATACGGTCAATAAAAGCGAAAATTGATCGCTAACCTTAAATAGTTGGAGGTGGATTTTTTATGGCAGAACACATGATAGAAGTTAATGGTAAAGTAATGCCATGTCCCGCTTCTTATGAATGGTCATTGCAAGATGTATCAGCATCGGATTCTGGAAGAACAGATGATGCATTGATGCATAAAAATAGAAAAGCACAGAAAAGAAAATTAGCATTGAAATGGAATGCTAAAACACCAGATGTTACTTCGGAAATATTGAAAGCTTTTAATCCAGAATATGTAAAAGTAAGATATTGGGATATGATGGCGAATAAATATCAGACAAGAACATTTTACACAGGAGACAGAAAAGCACCTGTGAAATGGTGGATGAAAAATAAAAAAATTATAGAGAGTGTTTCTTTTGACATAATAGAGAGGTAAATTATGATCAACGTATCAAGTGAATTTAGAGATAAATTAAATAACGGAAATTGTAATTATCTTAGTTATGCAGATATTACGTTGAAAGACGGGACAACTCTTAATTTGACCAATGATGATATATGGAATGGTGGAGTTACGATTGAAGATGCAGTTTCAAGCGGAACTTTTGAAGTCGGATCAGCTGTTATCAATCAATGTACGATTGTTATAAATAACATCTATGATAAGTTTACAAAATATGACTTTAAAGAAGCTGTAGTAAGTGTGCAGTTAGGTATTGATTTGAACGAAACGGAATTTGATATAGATGCAGACGATGAAACGGAATCTTCGTATACACCACGAATTGAGAAAATAAAAAAGGGTGTATACACAGTAGATGATACAAAATATAATGGATCAATTATAACACTTACATGCATAGATAATATGGGTAAGTTTGACAGGGCGTATTCTGAAAGCAAGTTGGAGTATCCGGCAACATTAAAGGCGATCGTTATGGATGCATGTGATATATGCGGAGTGACATTAAATACACCAGATTTTTCACATAGTGATTACATTATCAATACAAGACCGACTGATGCCGCGGTAACATTTCGTGAAGTGATTGCTTGGTGTGGCCAAATCTCAGGAAATTACTGTAGGTGTAATGTCAATGGGCAGTTGGAATTAAAATGGTTCAATCAGAGTCTTTTGGAAAAAACACTTATAAATTTGATTCCTGACAGTTTGTTTGATGATGGTATAGCAAGTTGGAAAGCTGTAGATTCAAAAATAGGAACGGATACAATTGAATATAAAGAAATGCTTTCGATTATTCCAGATGCAGGAAAGACAGGATATGCAGTAGAAGCAGTTTCAAATCTTAAGTTGGCTACTAATTATACAATTGGTGGTCAATTTTTTATGCAGTATCCAGAAGATAACGATGTAGCAATCGTGAAGATTTTAAATGGAACAAAAGAAATCGCAAGCAAAGAAATAGAATTAAATGACGGTTGGACTGGATTCAGATTTGATTTTGTTTCAACGTCACAGAATGTTTCTATCAACATTGGATTCAAAGGGGATAACACATTATATGTGTATAAACCTTATTTAGAAGAAAAAATACCAGATGAAATTTATCAATTTAACGGAGTATATAACTCTGATGTAGCTACAGACGATGTGGTCATTACTGGTGTAAATGTAATGGAAAAGGAAGATACTGTAGATACGGATTCTGATATTGAGGAAGAAGCAGAAGATACAACTTCTAGTAGTGATGGATATAAAAATTATCAAACTGGAACAGCTGGATACATTATTTCTATTGAAAATAACGAATTGATTAAAGATGGTGCTGGTCAGACTGTATCAGGATTTTTAGGAGAACAGTTAATAGGATTTGCATTTAGAAAAGCTACGATTACACATATTAGTGATCCGACACTAGAAGCCGGAGATGTTGCAATTCTAACTGATTCAAAATTTGATCGTTACAAAATATTAGTATCATCAACAAAATTTAATACAAACAATTCTCAGACAACAAGTTCAAATGCTGAGAGTACAGAAAAAAACAGTGCTGTAAGATATTCCGCAGCTACAAAAAACTATGTGGAATATAGAAAGCAGATTGTACAGGAAAAAACAGATAGACAAAAAGCATTAGAAGAACTGAAAGATAGATTAAACAAAGCTTCTGGAACTTATACAACAATTGTAAAAGATTCTGCTGGTGGACAAATTTTTTATTTGCACAACAAACCGCAGTTAAAAGATTCAGACATGATCTGGAAAATGACAGCGGAAGCATGGGGTGTTTCTACGGATGGTGGAAAAACATATAATGCTGGAATGACAGTTGATGGAGATACAATTGTTAGATATTTAAAAGCTACAGGACTTACAGCAGACGTGATCACATCTGGAAGAATCCAAGTTAAAGATTCTTTGGGCAATGTAATCTTTTTGGTTGATATGGATACTGGGGCAGTGCAGATTTCAGGAAATAATATTGTGATTGGTGGTAAATCAGCACCCGATGCGATCAGTGATGCAGTGAAAGAATCTAAGAACTATGCAGACGGTAAAGTATCAGACTTTGCAGAAACAGTTACAAAAAGTGTAGCTGATCTACAGAACCAGATTGACGGACAGATCGAGACGTTCTACTACGACTATGAGCCAACTCTAAAAAACATCCCTGCTTCTGACTGGACAACAGAAGATGATAAAAAGAAGCATGAGGGAGACTTGTTTTATTGGAAATCTAAAGGTTATGCCTACAGATTTTTTAAAGACGGAGATACATGGAAGTGGCAGTTAGTACAAGATACAGACGTTACAAAAGCATTGCAGACAGCATCTTTTGCACAGTCCACAGCTAACAGCAAATGCCGTGTATTCCTAACACAGCCTACACCACCTTATGACACAGGAGATATGTGGAATCAAGGACAGAACGGAGACATCCTTACTTGCGTGGTAGCAAGGGGAGAGGGTGCAAGCTATGTGGAAACAGACTGGCAGAAGCTTAACAAGTACACGGACGATGAGACAGCCAATAAGGCACTGGAAGAAGCCAGAAAATCTCGTGCAATGATTATCAATCTGGACAACGATTATCAAGCAATCACGACAGATTATAAGGGAGAGTACACAACGTTTCCAGAGTGCCGCACGACAGCACAGGTTTTGTACGGTCATACCGACATATCTAACGACTGTACTTATAATGTGCAGAAGTCAAGCGGTGTCGTAGGTTCTTGGAACAATTCAACTCACACATACACTGTGACAGCATTAACAACAGACGTGGGATGGGTGGATATTACAGCAAATTACCTAAATACATATTCTGTTACGAAAAGATTTGACATTGCTAAATTAAAAGGCGGTATCCCTGGAGAGACAGGTGCAAAAGGAGATAAGGGAGAAACTGGAGCAAGCGGTAGAAGTATCACAAGTTCTGAAACGACTTATCAAGCATCCAACAGCGGAACGGTAGCACCAACAGGAACATGGAGCAAAACACCGCCAAACGTTGCAGAAAATCAATATCTGTGGACGAGGACCATATATACTTACTCTGATAAAACCACAAGCACAACATATTCCATCGGTAAGATGGGAGCTAAAGGAGAACAGGGTGCAAAGGGAGAAACTGGTGCTACTGGACCGCAAGGGGAAAAGGGTGCCACTGGACCTCAAGGGCCACAGGGCGAACAGGGAATCCAAGGTCCGCAAGGAGAAAAGGGCGAAAAAGGCGACCAAGGACCACAGGGTCTACAAGGTGTTCAAGGCCCAAAAGGAGAACAAGGAATCCAAGGACCTAAGGGTGCTAGTGGAGATACAACATATTTTCACATTAAGTATAGTTCTGTGGCAAAACCCACAACAGCTTCTCAAATGACTGAAACCCCATCTACCTATATTGGAACATACGTGGACTTTACAGAAGCCGACTCAAGCGACCCATCTAAATATACATGGGCAAGATTCCAAGGATTGCAGGGAGAAAAAGGTACACAGGGTATCGCAGGTACTAACGGTATTGATGGAAAAACATCTTATCTTCACATCAAATACTCAAATGACGGTGGAAAAACCTTTACTTCCAATTCTGGCGAAACGGTAGGAGATTACATTGGTACTTGCACAGATTACAACCTAAACGATCCAACGACAGTAGCTTCTTATACTTGGGCGAAGATTAAAGGCGAACAGGGTATTCAAGGAGCTAAAGGGGATAAAGGAGAACAGGGTGTTGCAGGTAAAGACGGAACTGACGGTAAAAATGCAACGTATATTACTGTATCTGGTACTAATTATGATACGGTTCAAGGAATTAGTAAAAATGCATCATATGTTCTTATAAATGGAATTAAATATGATTTTATGCCAACTAGAGGACATACATTAGTAGTTATCAATCCATCCAGTGGTGCTATAGAAAGTATAAAAAGTTATGATACATATACGACAGCAAGTGCATTAGACAGCCCATTGAGTGCAGTAGCATCTGGAAAAATAATATGTTTGTTTACTGCGGATGCAAGCGGATTAACCCGAACCGCCAGAAACACATTAATAGAATGTGGTTCTGCAATGACCGACACTTGGGGAAGTTCTCGTGTTACTCATCTTTTTATCGGTATGAAAGGATTAGAAAAGGGCAATGCATATGAAATTATTGCAAAAGGAAGTGATGCTACAAAAAGTATTACCGCATATTATACTGCATCTGGAATAGTTCTTAATGGACAAGTTGGAGCGACTGGACCGCAGGGAGCTAAAGGAAATGACGGTGTATCTCCGACAGTATCAATTTCAAAAAGCGGTACAGTAACAACCATCACAATTACAGATAAAAATGGAACACATACACAGACTGTCAATGACGGAACGAATGGAACGGCAGGTAAGGCAGGTGCGGACGGTAAAACACCATATTTCCATGTTAAGTATAGTAACGATGGCGGTAAGACGTTCACTTCTAATTCGGGAGAGGACGTTGGAACATATATCGGAACTTGCACCGACTATAACCAAGCAGACCCTACAACGGTTGGTTCTTACACTTGGGCAAGAATCAAGGGAGAGACAGGGGCAACAGGACCACAGGGAGAAAAAGGGAATACGGGAGCAACTGGTCCGCAAGGAAGTGCAGGAAGAACGTACTTCATGGAAACATCGTCAAGTATCGTGAAAATGTCTGCGGACAACACGATTGTGCCGAACTACATTACATTATCTGGTTACTACCGTGACGGTACAGCAACAGCACGTACAGCTTATAAGTGTCGATTCAAGATTGAGGAAACAACGGACGGAGATACATACACGACCGTTTATACTTCATCCTCAGATGAAACTGACATTACCCATGCACTGTACTCTGTGCTAGCAAGTGGTTCAAGCGGTGTTACTGCAAGCGGTTCAAGTGGTATCGGTATCTCAAGAAATCTTACAGCGTTAAGGTGTACGATGTATGCCGCAGGTGGATTTTCACAGGTGTTGGATATTGAGACAATTCCAGTAGCCATTGACGTAGATGCACTGACTCACGAAGATATATTCAATCTGCTGACCAACGACGGAGCATGGCAAGGTATTTATCGTGGGTCTGACGGTAAGTTGTATATCAACTTTACTTATGCTAGAGGTGGAACATTAAATCTTGGTGGAAAAGCAAACACGTACGGTAATGGACAAATGCACGTTTATGATGCAAATGACAATGAAATTGTTGACATAAACACGAAAGGGATAGTCGTAACGCATTATATATCAGGCATGGGAGAAAAGCCAATATCATATGTGTGTATAACACCAGACGTGTTCGGTGGTATATATTTATCTGAAAACAAGGATGGAACTGGTGCATGTGCGATTTTGTCCCCAGATGAGATTGTATTAAAAAATAACAGCAGTGGACCAATTACAGTACAAACAGACATAACAATGCATATGACGGATGAATCACTTTATCTTGGGTCGGTAAGTAATTATAAATTTCATTTTGGAAAAGAAGAATCAAGTTTTTATCAGCCAGTTACTATTGGCGGAAGTTTGTCTGTTGCAGGAACAAAAAACAGAATCATAGATACAGAAAATTACGATACAAGAAAGCAGTATTGTTATGAAACAGCAACCCCATATTTTGGGGATATAGGTTCTGGATGTACTGATAATACAGGAAAATGTTACATAGACATTAACGATATATTTTCAGAGACAGTAAACACAGGTGTTGAGTACCAAGTATTCTTGCAGAAAGAGGGGCAAGGCGATATATGGGTAGAAGAAAAGACCGATAGTTACTTTGTCGTTCGAGGCACTGAAAACCTTAAATTTTCGTGGGAAATCAAAGCAATTCAGAAAGATTACGAATTTGAACGACTTGAAAAATTCGATAACTCAGAAAAAGAAGAAGTGATTGACTATGAGAAAGAATATATGGAAGAAATCAACGATTTGATTAAAGAACAGGAGGAAATGTTAAATGAAACAGTTGAGTAGCTTTATGGTATTAAATATTGACGGTGGAGACAGAGTATCATACACATACAATGAGATTGACGATAACACAGGAGAACCATTGTCACAGAATAAAAAAGAAAATTTCTGGGTAGTAGATAAAGAACTTAAAAAGCACATTGATGCTATCAGAAGCTACGTCAGAGAAAACAAGTTGAATTAAGGAGTGATGTTATGGCAATCAATATACCTTTAGTACATATATCGGATTTAACAGAGAAAAAGACAATATCAGATGATGATTACATGCTTACTGGTGGGAGTACCGCCAGTAAGGTTAAGTGGTCAACGATCGTGTCTCTGATAAAAACTAAATTAGGGATTGGAAATATAGAAGATAGTATAAGTAAAATACAATCAGATATTTCTACGTTAAATAGTGATTTTTCAAGTTTACAGTATAAAACCTATGGCATTGATGGATTTGCTATTAAAAAAAATAGTCAGTTAGCAATGATTTATATATGGTATGGCAAAAGTTTGACAGGCGGTAATACAAATCAAACTTTATTAACATTGCCCAACGGTATTACATTTAACAATGAAGTTTTCGCTCCTTGTGAAATCATTGACGGAAGTTGGACTCCACGTGGAAATACTGGGTACATAACTATACATAACAATACAGTGGACATAAGATGCAAAGATACAACATCTTACGGTGTCGTAATAGCAAATGTGATTGTTCCTGCATCATACATTAATATTTCATAGTTCTATTAACTAAATAATGATTTTTCTTTCGATTTTACATTAGTTCCAAACGGCAACTTAAAAACCTATTTGAATGTCTTTAAAGTCAAAAATAAGCTTATTATAATTGGTGGCATTGACGTTCCGTTTCGATGGGAAAAAACATATTCTTTTTTGACAATAAACGGATTGACTGCCGTAAAATCTGAAAGCTGTATGTTAGTACATGTTCAAGCGAGTGGACAGGAAATCACATTGTTAAACATTCCTAAAGGTGGCAATCGAGATTTAATGCATACACTAATTAGTGATTTAACAAATAGATCAAGGAACATTGTGCTAAAAACAAGTGGTTCTGGTAATGATTTCTATATATCAATAGAAAACTATACTACAGTTCAAAAAACATGTGATAAGTTTGCTTTGCTTCTTTATGGAAACGGGAATGGAAGTCCAATATGCTCTCTAATTACAGTAAATGTAAGTGGTTCAAACGTTCAAATTGACGGCACATCAAACATTATATCTAGTAACGTGTATTGCCGTGCAAGCGGTACGTCTATACAAATTTGTAATCTCCCACAATGGGGATATTATACGGTAATTGCTCCACCTAGAGTATATATAGACCAAGGTGGAATCGTATTTGATAATTAACTTACCTTGCATAAACATCATAAGTAACTGTACCTGTTGGAGACACTACTTGCCAATTTGAAGCAAAGTAAACAACATTTCCATCGTTGCATGCCATAAAGCTTGCGTGATAAGTGTTGTCATACCAGTAACCATCAGATATACGATTTGTTTCTGTTAAATTTGGAAACATGAACGTGAATTGCGGACTTATTGCATTAGGATAATTAATTGTTGCAACAAGAATTGCCATTTTATATTCACTTGGAATTGTATATTTTGTTGAACTTGGAATATTTGACGCAATCTTTTTATAAGTTAAATCACTATTTAACGTATAAATAAAAAAACACCCTGCATGAAGCAAGGTGTAAATAAATTACAAATGGAGATTAAGAAAGAAGAAAATCTCCATTCACATATTAACACAAACACTTAATAAATGAAAGGAGAAACTATGAATCTTAAATTACGTTTCAAAAATAAAGCAACATTAGTAGCATTGGCTTCTGCCTTAATTGCATTTATCTATCAGATTCTAGGAATCTTAGGTATCACAGCACCAATCGCACAGGATGTAGTATCACAGCTTGTAGGTATCATCCTTAATATCTTAGTGGCTGTCGGGGTATTGGTGGACCCAACAACAAAGGGAATCGGGGATAGTGTTAATGCAATGTCTTATGAAGAATTAGGACAGGCAGTAGACCCAGACTATCAAGGACCTGCGGACTTAACAGAAGAACCTATCAACATTACCCACAAAGAGGAAGTGTAAAATGAAATTTATTAACAAATTTGCCGATGAGTCAAATTATGGCGGCAAAAGAAAATTAAGTGATATTAAATTTATTGTAGTGCATTTCACAGGAAACAAAGGCGATACAGCTTTGAATAACTGCAAATATTTCCAAGGAGAAAACAGACACGCTTCTGCCCACTGTTTTATTGATGGTAGTGGAGTGGTATATAAGTCTGTATCTCTTAAGAGGGTAGCATGGGCAGTAGGTGGATGCTACACTTTAAAAAATGGTGCAGGTAGCAAATACAAAGTTGCTACAAATGCAAACACCTTAAGCATCGAAATGTGCAATTGTGTTGGCGGCGTACCTGCGGACGTATACAACGATCTCGTGTGGTTGGTTACATACTACATGAAAAAGTACAACATTGATGCAGACCACGTTATTCGCCACTGGGATGTAAACGGCAAGGATTGTCCAGACCCATGGATTGGAAAGAATAATAAGGGGTGGAAGAAGTTCAAGGCTGACATTGCAGGAACAACAGTGAAAGAAGCAAAGAAAGCAAAAGTCCATGGAACAGTTATCACGAAACATGACCCACTGATTATGAGAAAGAGTGCGAACACAAAATCCGATATTGTTTATAGAATCCCTAAGGGCGCAACAGTAGAGGTTGTCAAAAAAGGTAGTGCGTGGCATAAAGTTAAATATAACGGTAAGACAGGGTACTGTTCAGCAACTTACATAAAAATTTAAAAATAATGCTTGCATTGTCGAAAATGATGTGATATTATAAACAACGTTGAAGCGAGAATGTTCCATTTTCGTTCCAACCAAAATTGAGAACAATAGAGTTTATGCGGTTTAACATAGATTTGATTCCTTGACTTTTAATCAAGTTGTCCGGGGTTCGAATCCCCGCACGCTCACTATAAAAAAGCACGGTTGCCAAATGGCTAAATACCGTGCTTTTCTTGTATTTATGCGGTTTTTAAGGATATGACTTATCTAAAAATCATACCCTTAAAAGTAGCCGAAAGTAACTTGAAGTTTAGGGAAGTATTTGTTCCATAGCTGTTCCATGTTCCATTTTTGTTCCAGAAACATTCTTGAAAAGCCATGATAATAAATCTCTGAGTTGTTCCATTTTTTGTTCCACTGGTTGTTCCATTCTTTGTTCCAAATCTACGAAACTTAATGCATTATTTACAGCAGACACTTTATCTTCTTTTTCCATCATGATATGGTTGTATACTTTCATTACAACTTCTTCTGAATCTCCAACTAATTTAGCAACCATCTTGATACTGATAAGTGGAATCTGGTAGCATAAACAAGAACAATAATTATGTCTGAAAACATGGCTTGTCAATCCTTCAATGATACTAGGGCTGACTGCCTGCATAGCTTTTAATATTCTGTCAAACATTCTTCGAAAACCAGATTTTGTCATAGGTTTGTAGTTTTGGTTTACAAAAAGATATTTTCTTTTGTCTTTCCTCAGCATAGATATATAGTCGGCTATATAATCAAATACACTGTTAGGAATTGGAAGTATTCTTTCTCCGTTAGTTATATTTTTTACCGTTTTTACAAAAGGAATATTATCTGATATGTCGTGAGATTTAGCGATAGATACTGTATGTGCTTCTAGGTCGAAGTCACTTTCTGTTAGTGCTAGAGCTTCTCCACGCCTTAATCCACAGCCGTAAAGGATGTAGGCATACAATTTGTCCATTGGTTTAAAATCTGCCGTAAAAACGGCTCTCTGTTCGTCTGGTGTCAAAGCACGTTGTTCTTCTGCTTTATATTTGATTCCCTCAAAATCGTCAAAAATGTCTGCGAATGTTTGAGCAGAGAAAATACGATCACGCACAGCACTACGTAATATTTGCTTGAATGTCATAGCAATCTGCTGTTGCGTTCGTGGATGTCCTGCGGCATGGTTTAATAGCAATTGGAAATGTTTTCGCTCAATGTCTTGTAATTTGGTACAAGCTATCGGGATAAAATGTACGTTAATAACATTTTCATACATTTTGTTTGTGTTATTAGCACGACTAAATTCTTTGTACAAACGTCTCCATTGTACAGCATATTGAATAAACAATATGTCCGTTTCCATGATTCCACGACGTTCATCCCTTAATCGCTCAAATTCTTTTACCCTTTTTTCGAGGTCCTTAGAACTTTTTGGAGATCGCAGGTGCTTATATCTCTTTTTACCATTATCTTTGTATGTACCATCCCACACGTTGGTAGAATAGTAACCATCTTTACCTTTTTTAAATTTAGCTGTTGCCATTGTATCACTCCTTAATTCTAAAAAATAGGTATAAAAATAACAGCTACGCAATTCCTAAAATTGGAATTTGCATAAAACGCAAAATGGTTAAAATTTTACGACTTGCATAGCTGACTTGATAATGATACAATAAGTATGGCTGTACAAAAGTATCAAAATCAAGACTTTTGGGAGATCGCACGCTTGGGCTGAGCTGTGCGGTCTTTTTTTGTTTATTTTATTGTAACTTTGTATTTAGCTAATCTATAAAAGCTAATATTTCCGTTTTTGTATTGCACAGCTTCAACATAATGAGTTCCAGATTTTATCTGATTACCGGTAACCATAAGAGAAGCTTGAGCACCATAATTTACGTATGTTTCGTCTACTTTTTTACCGTCAATGTAAATTTTTACAGGAGTTTCTTCTGTCAAGTCAGTTATATAGTAATCAACATATCCAAAAGGAGTACCTTTATTAATTAACAAGACTGGGATTTTACCGTTTTCGGATGTTCCAGATGCTAAGTAAATATAAAAATTACCAGTTCCGAAATCTCCTTGATTTTTTAAATATGGACTTCTGTTGGTTGAATTAACGTTGTTTTTTTGACTAACTTTAACTTTACATTTATATTTTTTCTTTCCAATCTTAGCTGTGATAGTCGCGCTTCCTGTTTTCTTAGCAACAACTTTTCCCTTCTTAGATACTGTTGCTACAGATTTTTTACTGCTAGACCATTTAGGCTTTTTCTTTGTTCCTTTTACCTTTAATGTTTTAGACTGCCCGACAGTAAGTGTGATTTTTGAGTTGGAAATTTTGATTTTTGACTTTGCATTAACTGATTCTAAATTTCCAAAAACACAAAATGTGATAGCAAGTAAAAATATAGTTAATAATTTGCAGGCTTTTTTCATAATACCCCTCCTTTTACGGTGTATAACAAGCAATTGAGGTTGTCACAATTGCAAGCGAATGACAAATAAAAAATTAAAGTCTCTTGAAGCTGACTAATCTCTCAGCATATCCAGTTAATGACGATAATTGATCAAGTGTATATCCCGGATGTTCGATAATCGTTTCATCTGGTATTAAAAGCTCCGCTGCAAAAGTATGAGCTTCAATTTCAACCTTGTTGCTGTAGAATTGTTCGCCATAGGAGAAGAAATAATAATCTCCGTCATGCAGTACGCAATGAGCTAATTCATGAGCAACTACAGCTTCTCGCATTTTTTCATCATCAATCCTATCATTTAAGTATATAAATTTCTTGTCGCATATCTTCATGTGACATCCAGATAGTTCTCCTAAATCTCCGATTTGGATAATAACACCTAAGCTGTCTGCAAGCTGATATGGATTTCTTGTTTCGTATTTTTTAACCAAATCATGTACTAAATTTTTGATTTGATTCGGTCTCATACATAACCCTCCTGTTTATTTTTTCATCATAGCCATGGAAATCTCAACCTGTTTAAGCAAAAGCTCTTTTGTGTTATCGTCAATCGGTTGCCCGTCATAACGTAACGGTTGCATCTTTCCACTTTCTAGCAATTCTTTTAGTTCCTCAAACTTTTGCTTGAGATCGTCAGTATTATCTTTCTCTTTTTGTTCATCCTCCTTCCCTGTCATTATGAAATCTAATGACACATTAAAATAATCAGCTATCTTTTTTAATTTCTCAGCATTTGGTTTAGAAGTGCCAAGTTTACTTAGATAACCTTTCCCAAAACCTAAGTCTCCCTCAACTTTGTTCATAGATACATGATTGAGTTTGCACAGGTGTCGGATGCGTTCTTTCATGTCCATATTTTGCTCCTTTCACAAAATTCTGAAAAAATCGCAAAAAACTATTGACAAACTGAAAAAATCGCATATAATTAAGATATAGCTTCTGAAAAAATCGCAAAATAATAGCGAGAACAGTTTGAATGAATAGTTTTTTAATTTTTTGTGGTAATTAGATTATAGAATATATTCAGAACTAAGTCAATATTATTTTGTGATATTTTCAGAATAATAAATAGAAGAAAGGAGCACAAAATGTTAATTGGCACGAAAGTAAAAGAAATCGCCAAGAAAAAAGGAATTTCGCTTAATCAACTGGAGAAAGATACGAAAATTGCCACAGGCAGTATTTCAAAATGGGACAAAATTAGTCCATCGTTTGAAAAGGTGTGTAACGTAGCAAAGGCACTAGAGGTCACTGTTGATGAACTGATAGGTGATGAGGAGTAACGGTTGATTATTTCTTATCTTAAAGGAAGAATAATGAAATATCCAAAACAAATTATGAGGAAATCAGAACTCTGTGAGATGGGATTTCCTGAAGAATTTTTAGATTCAGCATACAGAGAATCAAATCAGAGTTTTGCACAAAAGATAAATCCATATAAAAAGAACTCTCCAATCATATTCGATACGGAAGAGTTTGATAAATGGAGATTAAAGAAACTAAGAGATGAAAATAAAGCAATCCGAAGAGATTACTTTTAGAAATCTTAAGTTGGAGGTGATCAATTGGAAAAGTTAGAACAAACAATCAGTAGCGTTGAAGTAGCTGAAATGATTGGAAAAGATCATAACAAATTATTAAGAGATATACGAAGCTACATTGATCAATTTTCACTGTCCAAAATTGGACAGTCAGATTTTTTTACTGATTCTACATATAAAAATGGAAGAGGTAAAGAATATCCATGTTACCAAGTAACTAAAAAGGGATGTGAATTTATTGCTCATAAACTGACAGGGATTAAAGGTACTGAGTTTACAGCAAAGTATATCAATAAATTCCACGAAATGGAACAGATTATTACAGAACACGTTCCTCATGGGAAAGAACTGTTAGCACTGGCGGTTTTAGAAGCACAAAAGACAATAGAAGATTTACAGGCAAGCAATACAGTCTTATTAGAAGACAACGAACGTATGAAGCCAAAAGAGATTTTCGCTGATGCAGTAACATCAAGCAGAACATCTATATTAATTGGTGATCTTGCTAAATTGTTGAAACAAAATGGCATTGATACTGGGCAGAATCGACTCTTTGAGTGGATGAGAAACAATGGATACTTGATAAAAGCACAAGGAAGCAACAGAAATATGCCGACACAGAGAAGCATGGAGATGGGATTGTTCCAAGTGAAAGAGAGTACCAGAATTGATGGTAACGGATGCAATGTGGTAGTGAAAACTCCGAAAGTTACTGGCAAAGGTCAAATGTATTTCTTAAATAAGTTCTTAGAAAAGAAACCGGAGGAACAGCATGGAAGTTTTTGAAAGTCCGTTTGGAACAGAACTTAGGGCAGAGAAGCAGGATGGAGAATGGTTCTTTTGCTTACAAGATATTGGATATGGCATTGGAGTTATAAACTCCGGACAGATCAATAGCAGATTAAATCAGTCTGGCGTTAGAAAAATCAGTGCCAAAGATAGAAAAGGAACAATGCATAAATTATTGTTCGTAAATGAGTTCAATATGATGAAAGCAATCTTGAAAACCAAAGATAAAGATCATGATGATTTTTATTTTTGGATCGTAAGAGAAGTTCTTCCAGTATTAAAAAATGAAGATCAAGTTAAATTGCAAGAAAATATTGAACAAAAGATAAAGCTTTTAGCACAGGGAGATGTGTTGTTAAGTGAGAGAGTCGGAAAGATTGAGACAAAGGTTGAAATCTTAGAAGACGAACTGCCACTCTTTGCATATGACATAGAAGAAATTCAGGAACATGCAGTAAGACACATCAAACAACTTCTTGGAGAAAAATATAAAGATAACAGCCTGAGGGCCAAAACATACATAAATCTTTATAAGAAGATCGAGGAAGAATTTAATGTTTACTGCTATAAAGGGTTAGCAAGAAAAAAATTGGCAGATGTTCACGAGTTTATAGATTGTTATAAAGGTGTGGAATATGAAGAAAGAAAATGAAGCAGAAATCACATGGGATGAAATTGTGAAAAGGCACGCGGAATATATGAATAGCAAGAATAAGTTGGAAAAGATAATGTTCGTAACAATACTTATAAGATTCATAATATTTTGCCGGAAAAAGATAAAAGAGGTGAAACGATGAAATTCAAAATGGCGTGCATAGTAATTGGAACATTATATATGTTTGGTACGGTTGGCAGTTTTGTGGATGGTGAATCGTTAAGCCTTCCTGTTGCATGTTTGCTTGGAGTGGCGGGTGCAATGTTACTGTTTGCCGGAATAAGAAAGGATAAATGAAGGATGAAAAATGATAAAAATTTTGTGAACCTGAAAGGCACATTAGAAAAAGTGGATTATAGCCACCAATCAGGCGGAAAGATGTACTACAAAACGTACATTGATACGAGAAGAAAAAGCGGAACTGTTGACAGAGTTCCAGTTATTGTTTCAGAAGACCGTATGAACAATGCGGTAAGACAGGGAGCATACGTTGAAATTACCGGTGTATTTGCTTCAAGAAACAGACCAGATGAAAATTCAGGAAAAAAACATTTGGATTTATTCGTAAATGCCAATGTTGTTGAAGAGGTAGAAGAGACAGAAGATTTAAACAAACTAGTTGTTGAAGGAACAGTTTGTAAGCCAACAGTAGGAAGGGTAACACCGGCAGGAAGAAAAGTTGCAGATATGTTTATCACAGTAAACAGAAATAAGAGTTCTTATTATTTCCCTTGCATCTTATGGGGAGATACTGCTGAGATTGCAAAAAAACTTGAAGTTGGAGAAAAAGTAAAACTTATCGGCAGGATTCAGAGTAGAAAATATACAAAAAAGATTTCTAAGAATGAATCAATTGAAAAAGAAGCTTACGAAATTTCTAGCAGTTGCTTAGAGGTAGTCAAATGTTGAAACGAAGAGATGTTGAACAAAAAATGATAGACCTTAATTTTAATACAAGACTACTTGGATTTAAGTATTCGGTAGAAACAGTATTGATTTTTGACAAAAAAGGTACAGCTATTCCAATGATGAAAGTTTATAAGGAGATCGCGGAAAAATACAACACAGATGCAAGAAGTGTTGAACGCGCAATGAGATTTTCTTATGACGATGTTATCAAACGATCAACGAACTGTGAAGAAGTGGAAAGATACATAGGTTATGACTCTATAGGAAGCGCAGCAACGCTTTCAAGAATGTATTACCGTTTGAAAGATGATCTTGAAAATAGGCAGAAGGACAAGCAGAAAGAATTGGAAAGTCTGGTAAGAAAGATTGTAAGAGAAGAGTTAAGAATACAATTAGGAGGTCAAAATGAAGCAGGTAGAATTGAAGACAATGTCGTTGGAAAACTTCAAGTGTTTTCAGGGCAAAGAAATTAAGTTTGACGGAGATACAAAAGTCTCTGGAAGAAATCAGGAAGGTAAGACCACAATCATGGATGCCTACTTTGACGTACTGACAGGAAAACTTTCAGATGGAACGATGCCGGACGGAGTTAGAAGAAAAGAGGACGGCAAAGAAGTAGATAAGGTAGACGTTATCCGACAGATAAGAGTTTCTATCAACGGTAAAGAATACGATCTGAAAAAGATCACAAAGCAGAAGTGGAAAAGACCACGAGGTACGAAAGAGGAAGTCTTCACAGGTAATGAAACAACTTATGAGATTGACGAAGTGCCTAAGAAGAAGAAGGAGTTTGATGAGTTTATCTCAGATAACTTTGATCCTGAGACGTTACTTGTTTGTAGTAATCCAACTGTATTTTTAAATGCCTTGAGGAAGAATACGACAAATGCAAGAAAGATTCTTGAAAAAATGTCAGGTTTCGATCTAAGACAGTTCATCGAAGAAAATCCGCAGTATGAAAATGTATACAAAATGATTGAGAATCATACAGCGGATGAAATCTTGAAGAAGCTTAGAAAAGAGCTAAACATGAACGAAAAAAAGATCGATGAACAGAATACAAAGATTTCGTATGAAAGAAATCGTGAGGTTGATTCTGGAAACAAAACAGAGATCGAAAAGAAATTAAACGAAGCAAGAAGCAAACTTAATAAAGTAGAAGAACAGGAAGAAACACTTGCAAACTCATTTGCAGCATATGAAACAACATCGGATGAATTGACTAAACTAAAACGTCAGAAAGATGAAATCTACAATGAAGCAAACAAAGAACTGACGGAAAAACGTTTTAAATTACGGTTTGATGAAGATAAATTGGAATGTAATCTTCAACATAAACGTGGTCTTTTAGAACAGGATGAATTTAAACTTTCTAACGATAAAAAGAAGATAAAACAATGGGAAGAATATCTGAACAATGCTAGAGAGAACTATAAAAAAACATTCAAAGAAGAATATCAAGATAATCAATCATCAGAAATTGAAAAAGAGGTATTCGATGATGCTACAGTAATCTGCCCAACGTGCGGTCAGCGACTTCCAGAAGATAAGATTGATCAGTTAAAAGCAGAATTTGAGGAAAATAAAAAAATAAGACTCTTGAAAGAGAAAGAAAAAGAAGAGCTGTGGAAATCTGGAAAAGCCAAAAAGCTTAAAAGAATTACGGAAGATGGTAATATGTGCAAACAAAAAGTTGATTATTTTAAAGAAGATAAGAAGCTGATTGAAGAAGAAATTTCAAAAAATAAGCAAGCAATTTGTGATTACGAAAAAGAAATTGAGTCAATCAATGCAAAATTAGCTGATCTGCCAGAAGAAGTTGACATGTCTTCAAATACGGAATACGTCAAAGTTTTAAAAAGCATTGAAAATCTTGAAAGTAAGATTGGATTGCTGAACAGCGGTAAAGAAAAAAGAAAACAGCTTTCAGAAGAAAAACAAAAATATTTTTCTGAGATTGCGAAACTTGAAGCTGAGTTACATAGTTTGGAAAATGCGAAAAAAGATAAAGAAGGAAGAATCGACAGTCTGGAAGAAGATTTAAAGGCATTTTCACAGATTGGAGCTGATCTTGAAAGACAGATTGATGAATTATTAGAGTTTTCACTCAGGAAGAATGAGTGTATCGCAGAAAAAATCAATCCATACTTCAAGCATCTTAATTTCCAGTTCTTAGATTATACCATTGAAGGAAATCCAGTGGAAACGTGTAAGATCATGTGTCATGGGATTAATTATATGGACGGGCTGAATCATGGAGACAAGATTCTATGTGAAGCTGATATGGTAAGCGGATTCCAGAAGATGAACGATGTGAGACTGCCAATCTTTATTGACGATGCAGAAAGCCTTGATTCTGACAGGATTCCGGAGTTTGAACAGCAATTAATATTACTGATCAGAAGTGACAACGATTTAGAAGTGTCAAAACTATGATGTGATAATTGACTTCCTAAGCAAAGCAAAGGAAAAAGTTAAGATATGAAGAGAAGAGAAAAGGAACAGCATGGAATTGTCAGGCACCGAATTGGAATGGCGAGGAGTAGAAAAGTTTTGTTATGCAATGTGAAGGAAAAGCAATGATGAGTTTAGAGAAGCTTTGGAATAGCATGGTTTAGAACTGAGTAGATACGACTTGGAATAGTAAGGAATAGAAATGTTTTGTTACGGAGCTGAATAGTGAAGGAATTGCATAGAGACGCATGGATTTGAGAAGAAAAGGCAAAGTAAAGAAATGACTGGATAATTATTTAGCTGAAATGTAGTGGCGTGGAGAGGAATTGAGTTGACATGATAAGGAATAGTAAAGAATGGAGATGTTGCGAAAATGAAGGGAATAGAATTGATGCAATGTGCTTCGTTTGGCAAAGGAAAAGTTCAGTGAAGATAAGTACAGCGTTGTGATGGAATAGCTAAGTTCGGAACGTTTGGAACATAAGAGCATAGCAAAAAATAAAACACATTAAAGAAGGAGAAGAAACAATGAAAGAAATGAAAGTAAGATTAACATTTATTGAGGAAATTTTAGGAACAGCAAGTAATGATAAGGAATTACATGCAGAGTACATTGCAAGTAAGGCACCTGATGCGATCAGTAAAAAAGAAGAAATTGAAGCAATTGGTGTTGAAGGTGTTATTGAAAAAGGAAAGACTGTATTTCCTAAAGATGAAAATGGTAATCCATTTATCTATGATTACCAGATCAAAGGATTTTTCAAGAACGCAGCCAAAGCATTCAACTATGTCAAGAAACTTGCAGCGTACAAAACAAAGATTGACAATCTGATCTTCGTCAATGAACGAAAGATTCTGCTACAGATTCCAGAAGGAAAAGAAATGGGAAACTGCCAGAGACCATTAAGAGCGCAGACACCACAAGGAGAAAGAGTTGCACTTGCAAATAGTGATAGCTGTCCAGAAGGTACAGTTATTGAATTTACAGTAATGTCAATGGTTGACGATCTCATGGACAACGTGGAAATGTGGCTTGATTACGGAAAATTAAACGGAATCGGTCAGTGGCATAACAGCGGAAAAGGTCGCTTTGTGTGGGAGAAGCTTGACAAAAAAGGAAAAGTGATTGGCGGTAACAAGGAAGATTAATTGATGTATTGAAAATTAGTTGAAGTAACAATTAAATTTTACATAGAAAGGTTGGTAAAAATGGCAACAAAAACAGAAATTCAGGAACAGGGAAAAACTCAGGCAGCGGCAGTTATTAACAATGCGTTCATTGATGGGTTAACAACACAACTTAATGAAAAGTGTAAATATGGAATGTCTTTTCCAAAAGACTACAATTTAGCAAATGCACTGACAGGGGCATATCTGGTATTAAAAGAAACTACCGACAGAAATAATAAGCCAATTTTAGAATCTTGCACACAGGCAAGTGTCGCAAACTCCTTAATGGATATGGCAACTCTTGGTTTATCTGTACAGAAGAAACAGGGATACTTTATTGCTTATGGTAAGAAATGCTTATTCCAGAGATCATACTTTGGAAACGTAACAATTGCAAGAAGATATGGATTAGAAAAAATCAGTTCAGAAGTCATTTACGAAGGAGATCATTTCGAGTACGCAATTGTAGATGGAGAAAAAGTTCTCAAAGAACATACTCAGGACTTTAACAACATTAATAACGACAAAATTGTCGGTGCTTATGCAGTTCTTACAATGAATGACGGACAAAAAATCTTAGAAGTAATGAACATTAACCAGATTAAGCAGGCTTGGAAACAGGGATATGGATACAAAGAAGGTTCAGGAGTACATGCCAAGTTCACAGATCAGATGGCAAAGAAAACAGTCATGAATCGCGCATTAAAGCAGATTATCAATACTCATGGAGATGCATTCGTTCAGGAAGCTGATGAAAGAACAGAGGAAATTCCAGAAGAGTCAGTAATTGAAGCTGACGTAAGAGAAGATGTAGAGACAGGTTCTAATCAGGAAGAGTTTATTGTTGATGATGTTCAGGATACAGAAGAAGCTGTAGAAGAAGTCAAAAGTGCAGATGATATTGCAGAAGAAGTAACAGAAACTGATCTTCCGGATTTCATGGTTCAGGAAGATGAATAAAAACGTAGACAAGCAGCGGATTCGTTTGTAACGTTTGCAAAAGAAAAAGAAGAAACAAGCAGAAAGAGAATATGCAGCAATGAAAAAGAGGATTAACAATAGATTATTCTTCTGGCAGCAGTAAGCTTGATAATAGGAAGGTGGTGAAAAGCAGTGCATCCTAACCGATTTTTTGATGAGTGCAGTATCAGAACAGGAATTGATACAGTTGAAATTTTTGATGAAGAATTACGATCTAAATTACGTAATACACACCCAAAGAATTTTATCAAAACAAAAGTAGAATTGCCAGTATATGAAATTAAACTAGCATATTTTACAGCAAAAGGAAATTATAAAGTTTCACATAGATATGCGGTGTTTAATTCAAAAGATGATAATAAATATTCTGATTTTTGGCTTGATATGTTTGTTCAGGACTATAACAATGAGAATCCAGATCATCCAATGAAAGATTGCAAAATATTGGATATGCAATATATCGGAGACGCTGTGCTGCCGATTGGTTAGGCTTCAACCATTTGTGCTGATTACCTTTAGAGTATAAAGGTTTCCACGAAGATATAATTCAACGGATCGTTGGTTAGATTATATCGAAAAAGTAATGTGATAGTGGTGTAAAAAGACACTCACCAAGTATGGCTTTACCTCACGAGAAACGAAATAAATTTTTCGTGAGGAAGTACATTTGGTTAAGAAACCTAAGAATATTGATGAATTATTGGCAACGTGTCCTGTAAACAAAACAATTTGTGACAACATGATTCGGGCATGGTCAATTATAAACAGAACTGATTATAAAAAGATTTTATGCTCAATTTCTGGCGGAGCTGACAGTGATGTAATGTTAGACATTATCTGGAAATGTGACATACATAGCAAAGTTGATTACGTGTGGTTTGATACTGGTTTAGAATATCAAGCAACTAAAGATCATCTGAAATACCTTGAAGGCAAATATGGTATTGAGATTATCCGAAAGAAAGCAATCAAAGCAATTCCGTTATCATGCAAGATTCATGGACAACCATTTATGTCCAAGTATGTAAGTGAAATGATGTATAGATTGCAAAGCCACGGATTTCAGTGGGAAGATGAATCATTTGATGCTTTATACAAGAAGTATCCAAAATGTAAATCCGCTCTTATGTGGTGGTGCAACTCACGCGGGACATTAAATAACGGTAAAAGATTGAGTAGTTTCAATATTAATTACAACAGATTTTTAAAAGAATTTATAATCCAAAATCCACCGAAATTTAAGATTTCTGGGAAGTGCTGCAACTATGCTAAGAAAGACGTGTCTCATAAAGCAATAAAAGATAACGGATACAATCTAAGTATTATAGGTGTTCGGAAAGCCGAAGGCGGAATAAGAGCGTCAAGATATAAAAGTTGTTTTGATGAAAAAGTCGGGCAGTGTGATCAATACAGACCAATTTTCTGGTATTTAGATAGCGACAAATCAGAATATTGTGCACATTTTAATATTACACATTCAGATTGCTATGAACGATACGGATTAAAGAGGACAGGCTGTTGTGGGTGTCCGTTTTGTAGAGATTATCAGAATGAGCTTAATGTAATCAAGCAATTTGAATCAAAAATGTATAGCGGTATTTGTAATATCTTTAAAGATTCATACGAATATACAAAACAATACAAAGAATTTATAAAGGAGAATAACAAACATGGTAATTAATGGTAAAAAATTTGAAGAAGTAAATATTACAAAAGACGGAGAGCTGATCGTATCTATCGCAGATGGAGAACATGGAATTGTACATAAAGATGATTACACAGTACAGCTTGTTGTAGAAGAAATTGGTATGACGTTTTCAGAAGCATTTAAAGAAATGAAAGCAGGAGCAAAAGTCAAACTTCCATCTTGGGGCGGATATTGGTTCTGGGATGCAGAAAAGCAATCAATTATGATGCAGTGCAGACCAAAAGATACTGACAAAGGACAGGGAGATTTACTTGATATTAGAGAGACGCAGAGGGTTGAATATACACTTTCTAACATTTTGTCTGATGAATGGCTAATCGCAGATGAAACGAATTGTCCAGTTTTAGGCGGAGAAGCTACATTTGGATTCGGAGATGCGATTAAGTACGTGAAACGTGGACTTAAAGTCAAAAGAAAAGGATGGAACGGAAAGAATCAGTATATCCAGTTAGCAACAGAAATTTCATATAAGACAGCAGACAAAACAATTGTTAATTGCGATCATGAAGCCATTGGAAATAAAGCAGTGGCATTTGTAGGAACGTCTGGTGTACAGATGGGGTGGTTAGCATCACAGGCTGATATGTTAGCAGAAGATTGGATGTTTGCTGAATAAGGAGAAATAATCATGGCTATGAATGTTTTTGATAATTGGACAGAGGTTACTAGAGGATTATATCGTTATGCGGTTGCACCTTATGTAGCTTATGAAATACACATAAGATGTTGGAAACATAAGGACGATATACAAAAAGCGAAATGTGATTTATATATTTTCGGTGAATGGAGAGATAAAAACGGATCGTATTCCTCAGAACGTGAACGAATTTGCGAAGATAAGACACTAGAAGAGTGTCTTCAAGAAGCAGAAAAAGACAATGAAGAAAACAATAGTTAGGAGTGAAATCATGGCTAAATATGTAAAGAAACCTGTTGTGGTAGAAGCTGTTAAATGGAATGGAAATAACATTGAAGAAGTAAAAGAATTTATGAAAGAACAACTTGATAAATTGCATTTTGAAAGCATGGATGCAAGTAATTTAGAAGAAGGAAAACTTTCAATGGTTGACTTTCTTGCGATTCAAACTCTTGAAGGTGTTATGACTGTATCAGACGGAGACTACATAATTAAGGGTGTTAATGGTGAGTTCTATCCATGTAAACCTGATATTTTCAAAAAAACATATGAACCATATAACGAATAAAGGAGAAGAAAATGGAAAGCAGAGAATTTTTAGCGGTATGCAAAGCCAAGATTGCAGATTATGTGAATGATCATATTGATAAGACAGATCAGAAACATCTTACGATCAACGATGTATACGTTGTCTTGTATGCTAAGACATTACAGAATCATAAAGCGTTACTGAGTACAACGTTATTAGACGGAATGTACTATGAAATGACATTCAACGGAGACAAGAGAGAGTTGTACATGGACGCTTACAAAAAGTGGGAAAACATCAAATTTGATATGTAGAGGTGGAAA